GTTGATCTAAAATCAATGCTTTATGTACCTTTAGAAACAATTGAAGAAATTTTTGAAACTATTGAAACAATTGTTGAAAATGTACGTAAGTCTGACAAAGACAGATTAGTTACAATTGTAGTTGATTCAGTAATGGGTGCATCTACAAAGCAAGAAATGAGCATGGAATATGATAAGGATGGTTATGCAACATCTAAATCTATTATTCTTTCAAAAGCCATGAGAAAGGTAACTAACTGGATTGCAAGAGAGCGAATTTGTTTGATTTTTACAAATCAGCTTCGTACTAAAATGGGAGTTATGTTTGGTGACCCGTGGACAACATCAGGCGGCAAAGCAATTCCTTTTCACTCATCAGTAAGACTTCGTCTCAAAAACATGGGGCAAATCAAAGCGAAAGTGAGAGGCCAGGAACAAGTTGTTGGCATCAAGACACGTGTTACGGTTGTTAAGAATCGTATGGGACCGCCACTTCGTAGTATTGATTATGAAATCTATTTTGATTCTGGCATTGACAACTATGGCGGATGGCTCAAAGTAATGAAAGATTTTAAACTTGTTAAACAAGCAGGAGCATGGTATACATATGAAGATATTGATGTGAATACTGGTGAAGTGTTTAAAGAATTCAAGTTTCAATCAAAAGATTTCTTTGAGGTTATAGAAGATGCAGAAATCAGAGAACGTTTGTATAATAGAATATGCAATGAATACATATTCAAATATCAGCCTGGTGTGCATGGCGGCATAGACGATGTAACAATCGACGAAGAAGTTATCAACGAAGAAGGATAACTATATCAACCAACAGAAGGCCGGGGAGAAATCCTCGGCTTTTCTTGTTTATGTTCTAAAGTTTCATTATAATATAATTATATGAATAAGTATCAGAAGTTATTTAAAGAGATGAAGGAAGAAAAGCCTTCATTAGATCAAAACGTTGATGATCGATTATTAGTATTCGATGGCTTGAACACGTTTATTAGAGCATTTGGAGCAACCCCGGCAACAAATGAAGATGGAGACCATATTGGCGGTATTACAGGATTTTTATATTCTATTGGCAAGTGCGTACGTGATTTTAAACCCACTCGTTGTGTTGTTGTTTTTGACGGTCGCGGAGGCTCGAAAAGAAGAAAAACAATCAACAAATCATACAAAGCAAATCGAGCAAATCGAACAAGATTAAGACGCCATGACCACGCAATGGCTACTATTGAAGATGAGCAAGAAGCTATGCGTCATCAATTTTCAAGATTAGTATCTTATCTAGATAATTTGCCAGTAACATTTCTTGCCATTGATGGAATTGAAGCAGATGACACTATTGCATACATTGCTGAATTATATCGAGAAAAAAGCAAAGAAATTACAATAGTATCCACTGACAGAGACTTTTATCAAATGGTAGACCACACAATCAGAGTATGGTCACCAATCAAAAAGAAAATGTATACTGCTGACACAGTGCACGAAGAATTTGGCGTAACTCCTCAAAATTATGTAGTGTACCGTACATTTACAGGTGATAAGTCTGATAACATTGAAGGTGTTCGTGGCATTGGTCCAAAGACATTGTTAAAACATATTCCAGAACTTGCAAGTCAAAAAGAATTTACACCTGACGAAATGTTCGAAAAGTCAGAACAATTGTTGGATGAATCCAAGACCTATAAAAAGATTATTGAAAGTCGTGATGTCATAGAACAAAATTATCAGCTTATGAATCTTAAGCTCTTAGACTTTTCAGCAACACATACATCCAACATCAGAAGAATTTTAGAACAACCCATTCCGCCTCTAAATAGAGCAGAGTTTCAACGACTGTTCATGGAAGATAAGATGTGGACTACTATGAAGAATGCACCAGATTGGTTGAATAAAACATGGTTGTCTCTTCACGCTTTTGCTCAACAAACGCAAAAGTAACATTTGTATATACAAATTTTTTTATTATAATGATATATGACAGATAAATTATCGGAGTATGGGTTTGGCTTTCAAGTGAAAGTTTTAGCTGCAATGTTTACGGATAGAACATTCCTGCAACAGATAGCAGATATCATACAACCAGAATACTTTGAGTCAGAATCAAATAGTTGGATTCTTGACATTATATTGGGGCATTTCAGAACGTATAAAACACCCCCAACTAAAGATGTACTCAAGGTCAAAGTAACAGAGATAGAACATGACGTTCTAAAAGTTGCGGTCGTAGAGCAGCTTAAAGAAGTATTTCGATACATGGAGTCTGATGACTTATCATTTGTAAAGGATGAAATACTTAGATTTTGTAAGAATCAAGAAATAAAACATGCAATCATGGATTCTGTCAATTTATTAAAAAATGGCAACTATGACGAAATCAAGACAAAAATTGATTCGGCAATGAAAGCTGGGGCTGACACTGACATTGGACATGAATACAAATCACAAGTAGCTTTAAGATATAATGAAGCAGCACGGCATACCATAACAACCGGCTGGGATGTAGTAGATGATTTAATGGATGGCGGTTTAGCACCAGGTGAATTAGGAGTAGTTATGGCTCCTGCAGGTATCGGTAAGAGTTGGCTTCTTATTAATATTGGAGCAAATGCAATACGTAATGGCAAGAACGTTGTACACTTTACATTAGAGCTCAACCAAAATTATGTAGGACAAAGATATGATTCTGTAATTACAGGCATACCAGCACAGAATTTAAAAAATCATCAAGAAGATATCGAGAACAAAATGTCTCGTATCTCAGGAGAACTTGTAATTAAGTATTATCCTACAAAATCAGAGGAGTAATGGCGTTAAAAGCGCACATTGAAAAATCATCAATGTTAAATAAAGCACCAGATTTAGTTATTGTAGATTATGCTGATTTGTTGAAAGTGTCAGCTAAAGATAAACATGAAGCGCTTGAAGAATTGTATGAAGAGCTTCGAGGTATGGCTGGCGAATATGGTGTTCCTGTTTGGACTGCAACTCAAGCAGGAAGAGCAGCATTAGAAGATGATATTATTGAAGCAGATAAGATTGCAGCTTCATATGGTAAAGTAATGGTGTCTGACTTTATTATGTCTTTATCAAGAAAGGTTCAAGACAAATTGTCAGGCACTGGTAGAGTTCATATAGTAAAAAATAGATTCGGACCAGACGGCATGACATTACCATCTAAAATTAATACAAATAATGGGCAGTTTCAATTCTTCGAACCAGATACCACGCAAGGCAAAGCAACTAAAAAAGACATGAAGACAGGTGAAACAATGATGAAGAAAAATTTATCAGAAAAATTCAAAGATTTGGGCGGAAGTTTAGGGTGATTAAGATATTTATTTTAAATTGCCTGGTAATAATCTGCCAGGCAATTTTTGTCTAAAATCAATAACAAATAACAAGGAATGAATATGAGCTTATTTAAAGAACGCATCCCATTCAAACCCTTTGAATTTCCAGTATATTATACAGAAGGTTGGCTGAAACAAGCACAAGCATTTTGGTTACATACTGAGATTCCTATGCAGGGTGATATCAAGGATTGGAACGAAAACTTAAACACGTCAGAAAAGAATTTAGTTGGTAATATATTATTAGGTTTTGCTCAGACTGAATGTGCTGTATCTGATTATTGGACTGGTATGGTTACGAAGTGGTTTCCAAAACATGAAATCAAACAAATGGCGATGATGTTCGGCTCGCAAGAAACAATTCACGCAACGGCTTATTCATACCTTAATGAATCATTAGGTTTGGAAGATTTTGAAGCATTTCTACATGAACCTGCAATTGCAGAAAAGTTTGAATTCCTAACTGCTACATCTGCAGATTGGACGCATGAAGATTTAGCATCAAACTCAAAAGCAAGAGAGGAAGTTGCTCGGTCACTCGCAATCTTCTCAGCATTTGCAGAAGGTGTATCACTTTATTCATCATTTGCAGTTCTATATTCATTTCAAATGAGAAATATGTTGAAAGGTATTGGACAACAAATGAAGTGGAGTGTAAGGGATGAATCACTACATTCTAAGATGGGTTGTCAATTGTTCAGACATATGTGTGATGAATATCCTGAATTATTAGAATCGGCTCGAGCAGCAGTAGAAGAAGCTGCAACACTTATTGTAGAAATGGAAGAGAAGTTTATTGATAAAATGTTTGAGATGGGTGATTTAGAAAACCTAAAAGCAAAAGATTTGAAAAACTTTATTCGTAAACGAGCAAATGAAAAATTAAAAGAATTAGGTTATGAATCTTTATTTAAGTTTGATGTTAAATCTGCAGAAGAATTAGATTGGTTCTATCATCTTACCGGTGGTACGACACATACCGATTTCTTTGCAGTAAGACCAACGGATTACTCAAAAGCCAATGAAGGCGAAGATTTTAACGATATTTGGTAAAAGTTATGAAGAATTTTGGAGAACAATTAGGTTGGGAAGTAGGCGTAGATTTCCCAGACTGGGCAAATACGGAGATTTATGTTAAAACAATTAGTAAAGGGTATCTTTTGGAAGGAGAAACTCCAAAAGATGCGTATTGGCGTGTCGCTACTGCAGTCGCGCGCCGTTTGGGAAGAAATGATCTTGCCAGCAAGTTTTTTGATTATATTTGGAGGGGTTGGCTTAATCTTGCTTCTCCCGTTTTATCTAATACAGGTACTGATCGGGGCTTGCCAATATCTTGTTTCGGAGTTGATGTTGGTGATTCGATTCAAGAAATAGGAATGAAGAACTTAGAGATGATGCTACTTGCGAAACATGGAGGAGGTGTTGGTGTAGGTATAAATATGATAAGGCCTGCAGGTTCAACTATCAACCAAAATGGTACATCAGATGGTGTAGTTCCATTTGCAAAGATATATGATTCAACTATTATTGCAACAAATCAAGGAGCAGTAAGAAGAGGAGCAGCATCAGTAAACTTAAACATTGAACATGATGATTTTGATGAATGGATTGAAATTAGAGAGCCGAAAGGTGATGTTAATAGGCAATGTTTAAACTTACATCAATGTGTGGTTATTGGCGATAAATTCATGAGAAAACTTGAAGATGGCGATGTTGAAGCTCGTAGAAAGTGGGGCAAAGTACTTCAAAAAAGAAAAGCAACAGGTGAACCATATATAATGTTCAAAGGAAATGTTAATAAAGCTAATCCAGATGCATACAAAAATAATAGTCTTAAAGTTTATATGACTAATATATGTAGTGAAATTGCATTGCATACTGATGAATCTCACTCATTTGTATGTTGTTTATCTTCATTAAATCTATCAAAATATGATGAATGGAAAGATACCGACTTAATTTACACAGCAACATGGTTTTTAGATGGCGTACTTGAAGAATTTATTCAACGAGCGAAAAATATGCGTGGATTTGAAAACAGTGTAAGAAGTGCTGAAAAGGGTAGAGCACTAGGACTTGGAGTTCTAGGATGGCATACATATCTACAACAAAGAGGCATTCCATTTGATTCTTTAACTGCTCAATTTGAAACCCGTAAGATATTTTCGCAAATGAAGATTGAAAGTGAACGAGCTTCAAGATCAATGGCAGAACATTATGGAGAACCATTATGGTGTGTCGGAACAGGAATGAGAAACACCCACTTAAGAGCAATTGCACCAACTGTATCAAATTCAAAGTTGAGTGGTAATGTTTCACCAGGTATTGAACCTTGGGCAGCAAATGTATTTACAGAGCAAACAGCAAAAGGTACATTTATTCGCAAGAATAAAGAGTTGGAAAGGGTTCTGAGAAAAGCGGGTATCAATAACAAAGAAACTTGGGATAAGATTCTTTCAGATGGTGGTTCTATTCAAGGTATTGATGAATTGGATAATTGGGTATATTGTGATAGCAAACTTGTTAACATAGCTGATTGTGCTGAAGGTAAAGAGGTTGATAGAGTAAAGGATATATTTAAAACATTCAAAGAAATCAATCAACTTGAATTAGTAAGACAGGCTGGTATCAGACAACAGTATATTGATCAAGCAGTATCTCTTAACTTGGCATTTCCTTCTATTGCTACACCAAAGTGGTTGAATCAAGTCCATATGGAGGCTTGGAAACAAGGTGTAAAAACTTTATATTATACAAGAACAGAGTCGGTATTGAGAGGTGATATTGCAGAACAAGCAATGAATCCTGACTGCATTTCTTGCGATGGCTAATTGGAAAATACAAATAAAATCATTATAATATAAAAAAGGAGTTATATGGAAATCAAACGTGTAGGCGAAGATCGTTATTTTATCAAACCTGATGTAGAAAAGAATACAAAAACTAAATCAGGTATTATTGTAGAGACTTCAGATGATGCTAGATCATATAAGACTGGTGTTATCATGCATAAAGGTTTAGGTCGAAAAGACGATAAAACAAAGCTAGTATTGCCATTCGAAGAAGGCGATCGAGTAATGTATGAACCTCGCAATCAAATTGAAATAATGGTTGATGATGATAAACTTGTAGTAATTAGAGAGACTAATATCATTTGTAGCTACGATGGATGAGATACAATTCATACCAATTGAATCAGTAGAACCGCATGTATTTGACAAAATGGTGAACATGTTGAATGAACATCCGCCAGCCCGACTTCATATGCTTAATGAAGTTACAGTAGACAAATTTAAAAAAACTATAGTTGAATTCATTGATTATCTGATTCATGTTGGAGAACATCTAGAAGAATATGAAACATGTACAGCACTCGTAAAAAAACGAACAGCATACTTGAAATGGTTGCAAGGTAATAGAACTACTATTACAGTTATACGAGATATTATTAATGAATTCAAAGATCAATTATAAATTAAAAAAGGAGGAAACGACATGAAGATCAATCTAGTCGAAAATGGAGTGTTCCCTATAACTAAAGATGCAGATGGCAATCTTTTAGAAGGAGCACTTGACACGGGATTATCTTCACCTGGTACAGTCCAAGGTGAGGGTAAACTTTTAGGAACATCGTGCTTATTTATTAGAACGTCTGGGTGCAATTTGCGTTGTGCTTGGGTAGGTGCTGATGGAAATGGATCACCTTGTGATACGCCATATTCATCACATCATGCAGAAACTAATAAAATGGAAGTAGATGATGTGGTCAAATTAGTTCAAGCAAATCGAGGCAAAATGAACTATGTTGTTGTATCAGGCGGCGAACCTACAATGCAACGACCCGTAATTGAATTAGTTACAAAACTAAGAGCATTGAGGTTTCATGTAACTATTGAAAGTAATGCAACTATATATTCAAGAGAATTAGCCCAAAATACCAATTTAATGTCTATGTCACCTAAGTTAGCATCATCAACACCGCATGAAGCTAATTTGAAAAATACAGGCATTGACTATTCAGAACATTGGGCTAAGAAGCACGAATCTAAGCGTCGTAATATTGATACAATTCAAAAGTATATAGATGCTGCAAAACTTTATGATAATGATTTTCAACTTAAATTTGTAGTTCAAAATCCAGGAGATATTGAAGAGATTGAAAATGACTTCTTAGCTCATTTAACAGGATGGACTGCAGATGATGTAGTATTGATGCCAGAAGGCACATCTTCGGATATGTTAGCTGACAGAAGCTATTGGGCAATTGAAGCAGCAATCAATAGAGGT